ATGAGCAGCACGTCGCTGAAAGGCCGGCGTGTCGGTCACGTTGTTAAATGAAACTAGGTGATTTCTTACCGCATCGGCATACTTTACTCTCCCTGCTGTATCTACGATGACACTAGCTACTGCATACCCCGTAGGGTTAACCCCTGTTCGCCTGCTGGTTATGTGTTTGATGGTAGTAGTGTCTGTATTGCCAATCAGTAATGTGCCGGTCACCGCACTACTACTCGATAGGTTGATAGCGCCGAATCCTAAACTCGTACCGAACCTTCGTAGTACATTACCATCATTGCCCGCAACCATATCAAAAGGATCATCTGTTGCATTTGACGGATTACCCTTAACTGATAAGGCTGGCATTTGCGCCAGCTTAGTGTTTGAAACAGCGTTGGCGGCGATGGTTGCTGCCTGTGAGCTCGAACCTGGTCCTGCTGTAACATCGCCGGTGAGTTGTGTGATGCCGCTGACTATCTGCGTTAAATCATACTGTGTAGCAATCTCTGAAGTATCAACCCTTGCGGCTAAGGTATTCGCCGTTGAATCCCACTTAACAGTAGTGGTGTTTTCTACTGTTTTGATTTGGCCATCCGCTGTTTTTACCCAACGGTAGCCGGAGCCGATGTTCGTGAGGGTGACCGCTGTGCCGAGCCCTTCCCAGCTGATGCCGTTCCATTTATATATATTTTTATCCAGGTGCATCATTATACCGCCTGCCTTTTGCGGCTTGAACCGAGCTGTGTCATAGTACGGTATGTGTAGTGCACTGTCGAACCATCCCCTTGGTAATCGCATGCCATATTGATTCTGATATCGAATATACTTTGTGCTGTCATCGCCTTGCCCGATTTGCCCAAGCACTGTAGTGCTTATTAATAATAATATTGCTAATATCCATTTCATAATTAAACTGTTGTAGGAACCTGACAAACATTCTGCGTATACATAAAGCTGACGGTAAAGTCTATTATGCACCCTGCTTGTAAGTCGTTTTCGTTTTCTGTAAACAATGTCAAACTATTGTCTGCGCTTATCTTCCAATCGTCATAATTTCCATGATTCATCTGTGCCAGCAGATCCATTGCGATGCTCACCATATCGCTCTGCACGTCCTGCTCGTTGCTATTAGTATCTTCGCTTACATGTATAAGATCAGCAATGAACATTCTATAGCTCAAGGATGAAGCATGACCGCTTAAGCTAATACTACCGCTGACATCCTGCAAGCATATCGCCGGGTACTGGGTGGTCTTGTCTGCAAAAAAATCAGTTACCAGTCCCTTTTTGAATGACCTTATTTGCTTGTGGCCTAGTGATAGTGTTTTGATTCTTGTTATGACTTGATTGAGTGTCATTTGCTTTACTTAAATACAGCTTAAGTTTTTGTTCGTTTTTTTTGTTTGGCTTCTTCATATTAATCATGATAGGGTTGGCCATTGAAACCACCTTTATTACACCATGGGTTATCCCTCCCGTCGGTGTCGCCCATATAAATTGGAATTGTGAAGTTTCGCATCTCAGGCGTAACAGTGTCAACTGTGCTACCGGGATGGGTATACTCTTGGTATTTCTGAAGTCTAGAATTTTGGTCAATGATGAACAGTTTCATCCGGTTTGCATAATACTCGCCTTTGCTTTTATATCGGTTTGATAAATCAATCAACTCGCTCATTGTTGGCATGTCTGTATTTTCTCCGACCTTGCGAACCACCCCCTTGTTCCAGGTTTGATAACTAATATCAACTTGCAACTCTGATTTCACGTACCATATGAGTGTATCAATAAGGTATTCATCTAGCAATAATTTATAGTCAGCGTTGGCGCCAGCGCCTATTGTTCCGGCATCAATTAGCGATTGTAGTTTGTCAAACAAAGCAGTGCCAAGGACCGGTTTTATAAAGGCGTCCTGAACGTATTTGATATGAGGATATACTAATTTAGGATCGACATTATCGTGTATGTCAGTCCGTTCTTTTAGTATGTCTACTGATATTAAGAGTATGTTCTTGCTCATCTTATTTCTTTTTCACTACTATGTTCGATTTCCAAATATGCCTACATTCAGGACTTTTACCCCACCAACCGCCTTTACGATCAAACACACTATATCCTAGTCGCAATGAGATTTTTTCAATATCTGCTCGGGAGTATAACCGGTTGAGGGCAATCATTTTTCTGCAGAAAGGGCGTGATGTTGGAATGATAGCTGGACCGACTCCGGGCCTAACCTCATAGCTATATTTAACCATGACTTGAACGGGTGGGTTTTCTAACAAGTCCGGAGGTACTATATCAACGCTTTCAGGGACAGTTCTTGAAATGATTTCATCGGCACCAATCAGTTCTGTTGCAGTCTCAATGTATCCACGCTTAATGAGGCTTGTCAATTTTGAGGCTACGTACTTTTCTGTTTGCCCAATAGTCTCGGCTATTACTTTTGGTGTGATCTTAGGATCTTTTCTTAATAGGTTTAATATTTCGCTTTCAGTTCGAGTAACATCAAGCGTTTTGAATGCTTCCTGAATATATACGGCTTCGTCTTCCTCAGCTTCCAACTCGGTAGTGAAACAAACTTTTTTAGACTTGATTACCTCGTAATCGTCCCGCGTATCGCCGTATTCGTCGAACATCCCGACTATGTAATCTTCTTCTTCGTCGGCCGACATAACAGCCGGCTGAATGCCGAGATATATGTTTATATCTTTATCACTCAACCCATAGCCTGTCTGCAACATATGTTTGGCTACTTCTAAAGTGATTTTCCCTTGTTTATGTTTTTTTACAATTCGCTCAATATTTTGCTGTTGTTTACCAGAAAGGTTTTTAATGTTTTCGTTTATTGGAATAGCCGGCGCATCGCTATCAAGGGTAGGCTCAACTACTGCAGGCGCCCCACCTTCAGGAACAGGCAACATATCGCCCCCGGTTTTTGCCGGCAAGCCCGCAAGGCCCCTGATTTCATTGTCGGTAAGTTTTTCCAGAATTTTATTTGCAACCAATGGGCTCATGCCATTGATGGCATTCAGCGTTCGCGTAGCTTGATTGTCTGCATTCTTTTCAATAATCGGAAGCCCTAATTTTTCTCGTACATCATCAGGTGAAACAGCTTGAGAAAGCAACGCCTCCGGCACTTGCCAGCCGATCGGGTCGGTTGGTCTTAATTTATAGTTACCCGGTTTCGATGAATACGAAAGCAAGTATGTTACCTCTTTATCAAATGCGTTCGCCTTCGGCTTGGCATATGTTGCAACAAACAACTCATAGGAAGACTTCAATTCCGTATTACCCCCCAATTGGCCCTCCGTTTTAATGCCGAACAACATCGGACTCGTTACCCGGTGGCCGCTGAATATCTCCTGCTGGCAGGTCTTGTTAAGTTCGATCATATGCTTATCAAGATCAGAAGCTGAAAGATCATTAACCTCTACAGATCTTGAAGCATTCACCGCATTGAACACCAGTAGAAACTTTCCTGCATTTTCGGCACCGGCAAACTTCTTTTCCATTCTGCGCTCAACTTCGCGCTTCTTATCCTCTGTTGGCTCGCCGGTAAAGAATTGAATCATTTTCGAAGGCGTCATACCGTTACGAATAGCAGACAGGTAATATTTACTTATCTCAATATCGGTCTCAATGAAGTTGTTACTTCCAATGTATTCGGGTAACGGATAGAAACGGGTTTTAGGTCGGTACTCATTGTAGGCGTACAATTGTGAGCCTACTGGATATGATGGATTAAAAGCGGGCATGAATATTTCCTCGTCGCGGTTGTTTGCCTCCCAGCATTCCTTAAACCAGTAACCGCCGTTCTTCCCGACACGGATCGTGGTATAATCGACGTGGTAGATCTCTTGCACTTTTCTTGCCGCGTTCCAGATAATTTCCCAGCGAAAGCCGCCGTATATCTCAATATCGAGAATGGCTTTTTTGGAAATGTCGTTCAATGTTTCTCCCAGCCGGTTCACTACTACATCTCCATTCTCGTACCCTTCGCCAAATATGTAAAAGGCTTTGCCGGCCACAATGGCTCCGTGTTTTGCTGATTTACTGAATAGATATGTAAGGTAGTCGGGGTAAAGGTTATCGTCGCCATACTTGATATAATCCTTATTGCGAGACTCTTTGAACACCGGTATTTTACTATCAGCGAACTTTAATACAAGGAATTCGGGCGTTGTATCAACTACCGGCGTATTATTCTGCGTTATAGGAACTACGTTACTGTCCATTACCCGTTATATGCTTTGTATGAAGTGTTCGAATTGTATTGACTGTATGCGAATTCTGTTGAACGGTCAAGGATCAGCTTGCCATCTTCGAGAAGATTTCCGGCCAGGTCCGGGTCAATGTTCGTGCTACTCTCCTGCTCATACACTTTATAGTGCCATTCGCCAGTCGGCTGATCCTCGAAAACATCCGTCGCATCAATAGTGAATTGATTATAGCGAATAGGATAATCGCTCTCGTCGTCCGCTTCCGATTTCACAAAGGCCACAATATTCTTAGTCTCAACATGAGTGAACAGAAACAGATAATACGGCGTTACCATCGTCACGAATTCAGTGAGCGTCAATATTATTTCCGCAGTCGTATCATCTTGCTTGAATTGCAGCATCTGGTATAAATAGAAAAAGCCGCTTTTTGTTTCCAAAAGCGGCTCAACATGCTATAATGCAACTTATTAACCCGGTGTTTGTAAGGTGGAAATAACTGCATCAGAGACGAACGGCGCCAATTCTCTTTCGTTACCTGTAAAGTTTAGCGTGTATCCGTTGCGGTCGGCCCAGGCCGTGCCAGTATCGGCAGTGCCGCCCAGCAACATAAGGCCATCTTCCCGGCCATATAATTTATAGGTGCCGTTATTATCTTTCACAACAGCAACAAGTTGGTTTTTCGCCAGTAACATAATTTCATTACGAACGGCTACCTGTTGCTTGTTGATAATTACAGTGCCAGCCTGAGCATAAAAGTTTGTACCGTTTTGCCGATTTCCGGTGATAGTTTCGGTCCAGTTGGACGTTTCCAATACCAGCTGATATTTTCGAAACACCTTGCCGGTTGCCTTAGTTATCGCCGTGAGCGTACCTGAGCTTTCGGTGTAACTGACAATGTTTTCCTTCTCGATGAAGTAAGCCTCTTTGTTACCGCCGGCCCCGACGTCGCAACCGAAACTATAATCACTTGTTAATGCACAAGACATAGTGAATATTTTTAACCCCGGTTGTGAGCCGGGGTAATTATTAAACTAATGCAAATTCAACGATTTCATCAGGGAAGGCCACGTTCACGCCGTACTTGAACTCGGCATTGAAACGTAGGTAGTTCTTAAACTGATCAGGCAGGATCTCCCATTTTTCCTCCTCGTTCTCCATGTCTGTTCCCAGGTACATATTACTTGTACGCATTGCGAATATGCGGTTGGTACTATCCAAGCCATGGACAGCCGTGAGAATGTAGTTTGTTCCAGGTATAACAATCTCTCCTATTGCCGCATCCCCTTCTGATCCCTTTGGAGCGAAGTGGTACAGGTTCGCATTGGTAAGAGCTTGCGTGTACAATGAGAACTTATCCCAGCCAATAAACACACGAACATCCTCTTTGCCTTGTATGCGAGCAGGCAATAAGGCTAATATCCCGTCTATAATACCCCGAATGTTCCCTACAGTTATTCCTGTTCCAGTCGTGATGCCGGTAGGATTACCATTTACCGCTGAGCCAGCCGCATCAATTAATTTGTTAAATCCGTCGAAACGTTTCAGGTTCGCGTTAACGCTGTCCGTATCGCCCTGCCAGATGGCAACCTCCAATTGTTCTGAAATAGTGCCTGATTTCAGGTCAGTATATTCCTTTTCAAAAGGGATTTTTTGTTTTTCAGCAATGCTACCAGCAGCCAGCTTTTTGCTCATGTATTTTTTATTCAGCGTCTTAACGCAGATGTCTTCAACGACTGCTATCTCGCCAACAGTTACCTTGCGCTGAGTGATCGATGTGGTGCCGCTTGATGTCCGGGTGCAACCGCTACCGTCCTGGAATATCGCATCAGTTGCCAGGATGTTAATCTGTTCGGCAAACTTTACGCCTGTCATGACGTTTCCCTCTGCGTTGATTAAATCAACGGTCTTGCCTGAGAACAAGGATTTTGAAACGAGGAGGTTCTCGTTTTCAATTACGTAGTCAACCAAGGTTGATACATCTAAGGCCATATTGAAAGATTTTAAGTGTTATTTTAATGTCACCCAGGTAGGGCGGTTATTGCTTTTTTGATTCTTCCTTCATTGCTTTTACAGCCTCGGCCATCTTTGCAATGCGTTCTTCTTTTTTGTTCTGTGTATCAAACTTTTCTTTCTTACTACTGGTCAATGTCACAGGGTCGGCTGTTGGCAGCTCGACTAGTTTTTCGGTCAGATCCAGTAAAAGTTTGATAGTGTTTTCGTGCTTGGTAATCTCCTTTGCCTGTTCGTCCATTTTTGCAAAGGCGCTGTTCATCTGCTCGATGGTTACGGTAGGTACTGTAGGGGCCGGTGTCATAGTGTCTTTGTACACCTGAATCGCTGTATTCTCCTGTCCCTCACGAATTTTCCAACCAAATGAGTTTTCCATCAATGCCCTGATCATGATCTCCGCATTTGCCAACCTTTCTTCTGGTGAACCGGTAGCAAACTTTACATACATGGCAGCCACATCTTCAGCAGATAACGTTACGGGTTGAGCGAGTGGAGCGGGAACAGGAGCAGGCACAGGCGCTGGGACAACCGGGGCGGCCGTGTAAACAGTAATGGCGCCGGTAGCATCTACCGTTATGGTTGAGCCATCTTCCAACATGAGCACTCCTTCTGTGGCTGGCGCTCCACCAATGGTTACCAGGTCACCAACTGCAGGCATATCGCCGGCCTGTGATATTGATATTTCAATACCGTCTTTTAGTTTGTAAGTTTTTGCACTCATTGCAGCCGGGGCCGGTGTTGGCACAGGTGCAGGTGTCGGCGCCGGAGCGGGCGCTACAGCTGGCGTATTGAATGCGGCTTTAACGCCTTCCCATATTTCTTTTATTGACTTGCTCATGCTGGTAATTATTAATTCTCAATTTTTGTTTCGTTTATGATTCTTTGCACACGTCGCACAGCTCTTTCCATACTGAAATCACCTGGCACATGGCCCTTCCCGAGCAGCGTTTTCATCTGCTCTACTTCTTCTGTCTGTACTTTGATTATGCTTTGTGCGAGGTCATAAAGGCGGGAGTCTTTGCCTATGAGGATGGCGGCTTGCAACGTTTCTTGATGCAGGCAAATAGCGTCTTCCAAAAATGCGAGTTCTTCAATGGCGAGTTCATTGGATGCCATCTTCTCGGCTTTCACCGGCACGTAATTAAATAACCCCTCAACGCTGAAACCTTTAATGGCGCCAGCTTTGACGGCTTCCCAAACAATTGGATTATTAACCTTTGCGGAAATAAACCAACTGCCGTCGGCCACATCCTCGAAGCCGGCCAATGGGCCGACGCCGAGTTCAATATCACTTACGAACGAGTTGAAGATGGTTACGTCGGTTACCTGCTGTTGTTGATCGTGGAACAGATTGAAGTTCTTGAGGTAACCTTTGGCGGAGAATTTTTCGACTATGCACTGAATCGCCTGCTTATCAAATACTACATAGTACTCGCCCAGCTGGTTATCCTTGCGATAGATAGGCATATCGGCTATCATCGCCGGCCCGGAGATTATGCGCTTTTCTTCGTTCAGGACAAAAGCTGCTTTCTTCTTTTGCTCGTTGAACGCCTGGAAATTACGCTCAATGGCTGGCCGGTCAACCAGTCCAATGAAGTTGACTTCCAGATCGCTATTAATATTGGGGTCTATCCGTGCCCGGTATACCTGTAGCTCCATGCTGTAGGTATAAAAGTCCCGGGCTTGTTTCGTTTACGGGTATTTTGTATCTTTCAGATTAAAGTAAATGCTATATGAGATATTTATTAACCATTATGATTATCAGCCTTTTGTCATGCAAAAAGGATAGCGTAAATGATACGCCACTTGCCACGCCTCCAACCGTTACTAAAGTTGAAGTTTCATCGGAAGCCATAAATGGGGTCAGCAGGCCAAAATTTACAATAACTTTAGATGTCCCTGATCCCGCTAATGTTGTCCAATTGGATGTATTTCAGAGTGCAAATTTTCCGGCATCGAAGTCGGGCCGCATTGTTACTCCAAAAACGGGCCAATATATCGTTATAGACTCAAATGCTACTTACCCACCATCAACTACAGTTAAATACTTTGCCTTCTTCACAATGAAGGATTATAGCTATGTAAGCTATTACTCGTTTGAGGTTAAATAACTAACCACCCAACACCGCAGCCCCCTGCAATCTTGCAGCCCTCGCTGCTGCCGCTGCGCTATCCTGCTCTACCACATACGCCCGAATACCATTAACGCCACCGGCAGCCGCATTTCCGATGTTGTTGATGGTATTCGCATCTAAACTAGTCGATGCTTGAGTTGGGGCCAAAGGAGCTGCCGGTGTTGTTAAGGACGGTGCGCTTGCGGTACCACTACCACCACCCCCACCTGGTACGTCCACCTTTGTAATCGCTTGCACAGTCTTTAATCCGGTGGCAATAACTGTAGCCACATTCGCAATCTTTGCAACCACATCAAAAGGGGAAGGCAATGTTGATGGTTGCTTCAATGCTTCGGATGCTCCTTGGAAAGTATTGATTGTTGCAGCAGCGATACCCAATATTTTACCCGCAAGCGTTTTCTTCCCGATCAAAGCGGAAAGCTTTTCTAACGTACCACTAACCTCTTCCGCCTGCGCTTTACGATGCGATGTTTCGTGCTCTAAAATTTGTTTCCGCTTTTCGGTAAGAGCCCGGACACGTTCACTATATTCCTCCTCCTTCAATATTTTATTATTGAAAGCTTCCGTTAATAGCGCCGTTTCTGCATCTAAAGCTTCGCGTTGCGCATCGAATGTCGCCTTCCGATTGTTAACTATTTGTTCCTGTGCTGCAATTTGCTGATCGAGTTTTTTCTTGTCATCTTCTTCTTTGAACTTTGCTTCTTTATCATCTTTCTCTGCGCGATATTGTTCGTCTATTGCTGCTTGAATTTTAGCCAACTTATCAGCATCGCCTTTATATTTTTCAATAGCTTGCTTTAGCTTTTCCTGATAACCTATCTCCAACTCAACTAGCTCTCTCGCCCTGGTATCTTTTATTGCAGCAACTTTTGTTTTTGTAGTGATATCCGATAACTCTTTTTGAAAAGCTTCCTCCTTAGCCTTTTCTTGTTTTTTATATTTATCCCTTAGTTGATCACGCTGGATTGCCTGTTGATTCTCCAATTCTTCATTAAGCGTGTTCAATTGTTCTAGAGTGATTTTTCTATCCCTATACGCAAGTTCGTTCTGTCTTTTCTCATCAGCGGTTTTATTTTTAAGTGCTATGTTTTCCTTTAAATACCCTTCCTTTATAAGCGCCAATTCGTTCTCCTGCTGCAGTCTCAGTAGTTTATTGGTAAACTCTATGAGTTTTTGCCGCTCTGCTTTTTCCTCTTCAATTGCTTTTTGCCTTTCTTCTTTAACTTTTGCAGCCTCCTGTCTTTCAATCGACCGGCTCTGTTTATTGAGAGCACGAATATCATTTGCGCTTTTTTCTTCCAATGCATATACGGCTGCCTGCGCATCGGCTTCCTCTTGGGCTTTTTCATCGGATATATCTGAAAGAGCATTTCGGTCTTTTATGGCCTGTAGCTTCTTCTTAGCATTCTCAAGCTCCTGCCGGGTCTGCTCCCCTTCAGCCTT